TACACTAGCAATGTTGTTTTATCTGAAGATTGTCAGATAGACAACGCCGCTCCAACTTTTTATGACGCTGGAACATGCGGAAGCAATATTGTAACTGGACCTATAAGTTTGCCTAATATTAGAGAACCTAAAAACGGTAATGTTTTAGTTCAAACTCTTTTTGCTGAAAATGGTTCAAACTGTACCGGTGGTTTACAAAAACTTGAAATGGTTTTTGAATTAACAGAAGATGGTACTAAGTATATACCCGGGCAAGGTAAATATTTTATAGTTCCAACTGGAACACAAGAAGGTAATACTGATTGGTATTCTAATCCTGGCGTTGTTAAGTTGTTTTTAAGAGACGGTGCCACTGCTGGTAATCCAACTGTTTCTAACTTAGTTATAACAGCGAAAGATGCTAATGGAACGCGTGAAACTAAAAAAGACATATCATTAACTCAAACTGTAACAATATATAATGGTCCAACTACAACTATCTCGGCTACACCAGTTTGTATTGTTGGTGCTTTTACAACCGGCACAATACCTGTTTATAATATTGATTTTTATGAAAATATAACAATAAGGTATTCAGTTACTTTTAGCACTTTAATAATTGGAAACACAGTAATTCCAACAATAACATCAAATATAAATACTGACGATGTTGAATGGGCTAACGCAACTGGATTATGTGGTATACCAAATTTAACGGGCAGCCCTGCAGAGTCTTCTGGATCTTTTGTTTCAACAGCGGCGAGTGAAACATATTACATCGACATTACTTTTGATAATATATACGAAACAAACAACCAAACATTTATTCAACAATTATCTGTTCAAATAGAAGCTATTGATGGTACAGAGCAAACTGGACCGGCAAATTCACCTGTAGCTACTTTCATAGGTAATGAAGCATTGTATAATACTGTAACAGGTTTAATAGGAACGTCTTGCCCGACGTGTTAATTAAGTAATAAAACTTAAAAGTAAGTGATAATAAATTATGGCAGCAACTATAGAAATATCTTTTTTTAACTCATATTGGATGAAGGCTGTTAATAGTGCTGGGACTGGATCTGGTAATGCTGCGCCAGTTTGGCCTAATGGTTATCCTTATAACGCATCAACTCCTATATCTGGTGTGCCTGCGTTTCCTGGGTCAGCCGTAGACAGTACAGCTGACACACCTCCTCGACAAATCAATTGGTATATTGAAGAATCTAGAATAAGAGGTGGATTTAACAACACACAAACAGATTTGAGCCCAAGAGCTTTTATTGTTGAAGAAGTTACTAGTCAACAAACTAGATCTAACTCTTTAATATATTCTGGTATATATAATTCAAGGACCGGCGTTAATAATACAAATCAATTTTCAGTAGCTCTTGACATAACAAAAAGCTTAGATCCAGCTAATGGTTCAATACAAAAGCTGTTTGCTGAAAACACTAACATGACTATTTTCCAAGAGTCAAAAGTAAGTTCTGCTTTAATAGACAAAGACGCTATTTATTCAGCTGAAGGAACGCCAGTGCAAACTAATTCAAATGTAGTTATTGGTCAAATACAGCCATATCTTGGTAAATATGGTATTTCTAGGAATCCAGAATCTTTTGCTTATTATGGTTATCAAAAATACTTTGCAGATAAAGACAGAGGTGTTATTTTAAGGCTGTCTAGAGACGGTATTACTGAAATATCTAGCTATGGTATGCTAGATTATTTTAGAGACAATCTAGCTGCTCTAAATGAAAACAATAATTGGAACTTTGTTATACCAGTAGGTAATGCTGTTACAGCAGCTTTACAAAGCCCTATAATTGAAGTTACTACTACAGACGTAAGCTCTGTATTTGTAGGCATGCAGGTTTTTGTTAATAATGTTTTACGTGGAACTATAATAAAAATAGACACTAACACTCCTTTTATTGGCCATATTGCAGAAATAACTGTAAGTAGAAAAATATCTGTAACTGTTACCGATGAAGTTTCTTTTAGAGCTCCAGCTCCAGCTAAATTATTAGGTGGATATGACATACATAATAAAAATTATGTGTTATCTTTACAAGAAAATCCAACATATGCCAATACTTTAGATAATGATTATAAAACTTTAGCTTTTGACGAATTAATAAATGGATGGTCAAGTTTATTTTCTTATAAACCATCTCAAACTTTTAGTTTAAGAAATACTTATTATAGTATAAAAGATGAAAGTATTTGGGCTCATTATTCTGAAAATGTAGACAGGACTAATTTTTATGGATCTTATGGTGGAGCTAACATTACATTTGTGTTTAACCAAAACCCTGGAGTAAACAAAGTATTTAAAACTGTTAATTACGAAGGAGATAATGGCTGGCAAGTAAACAGTTTTGTTTCTGATCAAACAGGAAAAGATTTATCAGCTTTATCTTTTACTTGGCAGTTTTTAGATGACACTACGCAAACTGTAAAAAGTTATGTAGAAGGAGAATATATAGACAACGGTATTACTTATCATTCTGGTTTTTATAGAAAAGAAAATAAATATTATGCAAATCTAGTTAACAACTCAATTGCTAAACCAGGTGAAGTAGTTTTTGGTGATAGTATTTCTGGTATAAAAGGACGTTTTGCAACTGTTAAATTTTCAATTGATAGCACTACTGATTTTGGTGGCTTAAAAGAGCTTTGGTCAACTGGCACAAATGTTACTTATATAAGATAAATTAAATGGAATTAAATATTAGACGATTAAAAGAATCAGACTGGGAAACATTAACTAAATGGTGGGACGCTTGGCCTAAGTGGGTTAATCCACCAAAAGATTTTTTACCAGAAAATGGAACTGGTGGACTAATGGTTGAAAAAAACGATATTCCAATAGTTGCTGGTTTTATATATTATACAAATTCAAAAGTAGCTTTATTAGAGTGGGTTATATCTAATCCAGAATACAGAGATAAAGACAGAAAACAAGCTATAGAGCTTTTATTAATTGGAGCAGAACAAGTTTGTAAAAATCAAAATGTAAAATACATGTTCTCGGTGTGCAAAAATAAACACCTTATAGAAACACATGAAAAATTAAATTGGTTGGTTGATAAAAAACCATCATACGAAATAACTAAAAAAATTAATTAATATGGCAGTATTCACGGCAGCAAGCGCTTTGATGGAATCGTCGCGGGCTAAAAAACAGTCAAGAGCAGCTACTAGAAAAGCTAACGAAGCTGCTAGAGAAGTTGAAGCATTAAAAGCATCTAGACAAGAAATTATAAACCCTTATAGTGACACTAAAAATTTGAGTGCTCTAGCTCAAGATTTGTCAGGACAATTAAGTAATCCATATCAGTCTTTAGGAGTTGCAACACAAGCTGCTGAAATACAAATGGAGCAAACTGATATTGCTTTATCTAATACTTTAGATACATTAAGAGCCACTGGTGCTAGCGCAGGTGGAGCAACTGCTCTTGCTCAAGCTGCTTTAGCTAGTAAAAAAGGCATTGCTGCTAGTATTGAACAACAAGAGGCTCAAAACGAAAAACTTAGAGCACAAGGAGAACAACAGTTGCAGCAAATGAAAATGTCTGAGCAACAAAGACTGCAAAGCATAGCTATTTCTGAAGGTCAAAGATTACAAGCTGCTCAAGCTGCTGGTAAACAGTTTGAGTTTCAAGCTCAAGAAAATAGAACTAATATGGATTTAAATAGAGCTGCTGGTGTTCAACAGCAACAACAAGAAATGGCAGCCGCCGCGGATGCTCAATCTGCCGCTGCAATTTCAGGCGCTTTAGGCGCTTTAGGCCAAATAGGTGGTGCTGTAGCAGGAGGTCTACTTAACCCTAATGAGGGAAAGGATTAAGCCCAGAAATAGTGGGCAATGACAACGATTTTAAATTCAATATAGATACAGCTGGATCAGCTGACTTACCAATGTATCAGCAAGGAAACACATAATTAATAAAATATAAAAAATGGGAGCATACGAAAATCCGCAACCAATAATCGATAGATCTGGCGAAATAATGGGCCAAGCAGCTTATAGGGCCGGTGCTAATGTAGCCTCTATAATTCGTCAATATTATCAGGGCAGAAATATAGCTGCCGAACAAAGAAGAAAAGAAACAAAAAGAGTTCAAGCAATACAGGCTGCTATTGAAGAAAAACAATATGCAAATTTAAACTCAAATTATTCAAAACTACAAAAAACTTCAAAATCTTTAGCTGATCAGTTTAAGTTAAAGACGGCTGAACTTTTAGACGGAACTGAAGATCAAATGGGAGCTATAGAAGCTCAAACGCTTTTATCTACAGCTGATTTAACAAAAGAAGATAGAAAAAAATATAGAGAAATAGTACAAAATGCTCAAGTTTTTCAACAAAATGTTTTAAGCGGTGGAGCTGATATATTAGTTGATCTTGAAGACATGGCCGATGTTGCGCCTCAAGATTTAAACACAAAGTTTTTCTTTGTTGGAAACGATGAGTTTGATGAATTAACTTCACAATTTACCGCGTCTGTATTAGCAAACAAAGAAGTGCCAGGAGCTCAAACAACTAAAGAATTAAGAAACGAAGACGGCGCTGCTATAGTATCAGTTTCTACCGTTTTTGATGTCAATTCTGAAGAAGCTAAAGCTTTATTGAGAGATATTCCAGATTTAAATGATAGGGTTGAAAATGGAAAATTACAATTTACTTGGGAAAGAAACATAAATGAGTTAGGCGATGGATTTCTAAAAAAAATACCAGAAGGTTTAAATGCAGATACAAGTTACAAAAACGCTGGAATAGAAGATCAAAATGGAAAATTTGGTCAAAATTACATGTTAGGAACACCTGTTTCAAGAAGAGAGCCTTCAGGAGCAGAAGGTAGAGATAATATAGTAACAACTCAATATATAAATACTCCAGCAATATTTTCTAATGAAAGTTTATTAACTGATGCAAGAGTTAAATCTAAAGCAATGATAGGAGCTAATGCTAATAAAAGTGGAGAAATTAGAGCTTATTTGCGAAAAGAATACAACTTTACAAATGATGATATAAAAGATTTTTTGAGTCAAGAGCCAGATAAACAAATAAAAGATTTACAAGAGTTAGAAGTACAAAGAATTACAGATTTAAAACTAAAAGGTAAAGGGTTTGGCAGTAGAATAGCTACTGAAGAAGACGCTAACTACATGAATAACAACGCTAAAGCAGCCGTAGAAGGTCAATCAATAAGACCAGTTATAGCTGGAGAAACAATGATATATTTTTCTCAAAAAAGTATACCCGCTAGTTCTATAACAAAAAGTTCTGGCTCTAGTAGTAGCACAGATAAAAATATAATGTCTAAGGAAACTTGGGAAAGTTATAAAGAATCTGGTTATCAGCCATCTGCATCTAGCTCTTTTGTATTTGAGTGGAATGATAAAAAAGGAGCTTTTGAGCAATTTAAAATGGGGATGGATCAAGGCGCCACAACTAAGCAGCCAACAGGAAGAATAGCAAGATCTCCTCAAGAATTAGGTAATTTAACTGGTGAGACAATAAAAAATTATGAGGGTTTTGAGCGTGCATTTGGCGTAAGACCGTTAAGTGAGCAAGAACAGCAAAGAGAAAATAGTTTATTGTTTCAAGGTGTAAAAACAGGAGAAAATTAAAAAATTTAAAAAAATAAATTATGCCTAAATACAAGTTAGAAAATGGCAATATTGTTAATGTTCAAGAAATTACTTATTTCGCAGAATCAAACAATTTGACTTTAGAAGAATTGCTCGAAAAAAATCCTGGTATTCAGATTATTGAAGATGATTCTTTTCAAACAGGTCCTGTAGTGGAGACTGCGGTTGCGGGACCAATGACCGAAGCTCAACAACAAGCAGTCGATACGGTATCTGTATTGGAAGATACTTCTTTGGAATCACCAGAGGTTGATGCTTTTGCATCTTTACCAACATCACCTGGGATTGAAGTAGAAGATATTGAGGTTGAAGAAGTAATAGAACCTGAGCCAGTTGAAGATATGTCTTTTGCTAAAAAGTTATTTGCTGTAGATCTCAAAAAAGGTAGTGCTGCTTTGGGTGAAGCAGTAGCAAGCATACCAGAAACTATATATGATATTTTTTCTATACCTCAAAACTTTTTAGCAGAGTTCGCCGGGGTAGGAGAAGAAGTAAGTGCTGAAAAGTTTAAGAAACAACTCGGCATAGAAAATACTATAGCCGATTATTATATTGAAGAGCAAGAAAAATTAGGCAAAATTCAGGATATATACAATGATGCTAATTATGACTCAACTGGTATATATGATAATTTTTCAAAAGGAAATGTTGCAGATGGATTTAAACTTATGGCTAGTGGTCTTGCTGAATCAGCTCCAGTAAGTTTAAGTATTATGGCTGGGGGTGCTGCTGGTTTATCAGCAGCGCGATTAGCTAGCGCAACGACAGTTGGTTTAGCCGGTCCTGAAATTAGAGCACAAAGAGAAGAAAAACCAGAACAATCAGAAATAGAAAATATTTTTAAAGGTTTTTCACTAGCGGCTGCAGAAAGTGTATTTGAGTCTATTGGTACTGGAACTATCGGTAAAGTTTACGGTGATATATTAAAAAATTACGGGGCTAAAGAAGGCAATAAGGTGTTTAAAGATGGTTTAGTAGCAATGTACGGAGAAGCATTTAAAAAAGCTGGTGCTCCAATAGGAGCTGCTGGTGAAGGTGTTGAAGAAGCTGCAACTCAAATAACACAAAACATGATAAACGGTGTTGATCCATTTCAAGGTGTTACAGATGCGTTTATACAAGGTGTTGGTGGTGGTACTTTATATGGATCGCCAAGAAATATAGCTCAAGCCGCCGGCGGTATAAAAGAAATAGCTGCAATAAAAAAAATAAACAAAGAAGTAAAAAATCAAAATCAAGAAAACCTAGTTAAGGCTTTTGATAAAGAATTTGGTACAACAACAGCCCAAATTAAAATTTCACAAATACCAAGAGCCGGCCAAATATTAGATCAAGAAGTAGATAAGCAAGTAGATTCTGGAGAAATAACAAAAGAAAAAGGTGACGAAATAAAGCTAAACTTTAGAGAAACTCAAGGAACTGTAAATAGATTAAAACCTTTAGATATTGTCGATGCAAATCTTGATGAAACTGTAGATTTAGTAAAAGAAAAAACAGAGCTACAGCAAAAAATAAAGCAAGTAGACGAGGCAGCGTTGACAGAAGCTGAAAGTGAAAGAGTTAAAGAAATAGATGCTAGACTTAGAGAACTAGTTTTTAAACCAAAAGTAGAAGAAGTTGTAAAAGGAGTTGAAACTACTATTGAAAAACTAGAAGGAAAAGCTCCTGAAGTTTTTGAAACAACTGATGACTATTTAAAAGCTATAGCTGAAGATCAAGGAATAAACCTACAAGAAGCAAGAACAAAAGCAGAAGGAACTGAAGGAGTATTTGCTGGTAAAGGTAAAATATTTATTGACAAAGAACAAGCTGTTAAAGTTGGTAATGTTGGTGTAGCAGCACATGAGCTTTTACACCCCGTGTTAAATGCTTTGGTTGGTGATGTAAATCAACAAGAAAAAGTAGTTAATGATTTTGAAAAATTATTAAGTAAGAGTCAACAAGCTAAAATGAATGAGCTATTAGATCCTTACAAAAACAAAGAAACAGGTGTTTTAGATCCTAAAGTAAAAGCATCTGAGTATTTAACTGTTTTTTCTAACGCTATAGTAAATGGTGATATTAAATACAATGAAAACGTATTTACTAAAATAGGTGATTATATACAGAGTTTATTAGTAAAGCTTGGTTTTGAAAACGCAAACTTTGAAACCGGCCGAGGTGTATATAATTTTTTGAAAGAGTATAATAAAACAATACAGCAAGAAACTGGCTTAAGTGAAAGGGCTTTAGAGTTAATTAAAAAACGTGAAGCTGAAACTGGAGTTAAAGTAGCTGAGGTAGATATATTAGATATACCTCAGTTTTCAAAAACAGATTTAAAATCTGAAATAGACACTTTCGTTCAGGAAGATGGAGCAAAAAAATATGATACAAAAGCAGAGTTTCAAATGTCTGATGACTTTGCAAACGCATATACTAAAATCACTGACAGCAATCTACTAGATGGTAGTGTGCTTAGTATAATTAATAGAGATGATAACTTATCAGGATTATCAGATGATGTTAAAGCAGAGATAATTGAAAAGACTAAAGAAAATGTTTCGATGCGTTTTCTACAAAACTTTGATCCTGCTAAAAACGAAAGCTTGTTTGGCTGGATGCTTGGTAAAAACGGCGCGCTAGGCTTTGCGGTATTAGATGTTAAAAAAGACTACGCTAAAACAGCAAGAGAAACATCGTTAGACGTTCCAGCTGGTGAGCGCGGTTTTGTCGGTGATATTGCTGTAGAACCTACAACTGAGCAAGCTATAGACGAAGCAATTAAAGTAACTAGAGCTGAAGCTAAGTTAATAGACCCAGTTGATATTATTACAGATAAAGCTACTAGAGATAAATATAGAGAAACTGTACAGTCTAAAATAGAAAACTTGACAGATAAGCAACTGTCATTCAAGAACTTAAAAGATTTAGCACCTGAAATTACAGCTGAGGTATTTGGTGTACCAGTTAAAAAAGTTGTTGATCCAGCTGCAAACCTTAGTAAAGGCGATGCTACTAATGCTCAAATGTTTATCACTAAAAACGCTGATAAACTTATAAAGCTATTACCAGAAGGTGCTGTATTAGAGGCTGCTACAGAAAAACTTATAGGCACGTCAACTGGTGTTCCTAAGAAACTGCTTGATGCTTTTTACGATAAGCAAGAGCGTATAACTAAAAAAGCTGGTTTATTTCCATATAAGAAAAAACCAAATATTACAAAAGAAGATTTTTTAGCAGCATTTGGAATTGTTGAAGGTAAAAAAGCACCTGACTTTAGTCCAAGATCAGCTGAGGCTCAAGCAACAAAAGGTCTTATGTCTTTGTTTGGTAGACTTATGACTAATACAACGGTCAGAAAAGAACTAGCTAAAACACCTGGAACTGAAACTGTTAGACAAGATATTGCTGCGGGTAAATCTAGATTACAATTTTCTAGATCAAGAACCGATCAGCCTTTGTTTGAAAAATATAATATAGAAAAATATGATTTGAATACAGATCAAGGAAAACAAGATTATTTGAATGATATAGAAAATATATTGATACCTACTTATGGTAGAATTTTAAAACCTGGTCAAATATATGGATTAGGTAAAGGTCAAAAAGATAAAAGCTTCACAAATAAAATTAAAAAAATATTAAAAGAAGAAACAAAAGATTTACCAAAAAAGTTTGAAGGGTTTAGTTATGGTTTATTAAAACCGTCTCAATTTATCGGGAGAAATACTGATGAAATATTAAAAAATATAAAAAATCAAAAAATTCTCGAGGCCAACAAAAAACATGTTGGTTTATGGACTGATTTTTGGCAAAAAACAAATGATCTTTTGGAAAAAAATCCTGAAGCCATAAAACCAGTGATGCAATTTTTGAGCACGGCAACAAATGATGTAACTCACATTAATAGGATTGGAGCTGAGTTTGTTGGTTTTGATAACGATTTCAATACTAGAACTGCTGGCAAATTTGAACACGCTGTTCCTAATGTTTTAGCTTATATGCTTTTAATTGATTCTATTTTAGATCCTAATCTAAACTTTCAAGATCAATTTATTAATATTAAAGATAATTACAAACTTATAGCTTTAAGTGGTAAAAACAATAAAAAGGTAGACTCAGTTTTTAGAGATAAAATGCCAGATAACTGGAAAAACTGGTATGATAGATACTTCAATAAAGAAGTAGCAAAGAAAGACGGCGGAATAAATCCTCAGGACATAAACTATATAGAATCTAATAATATAGATAATTTAGAAACTTTTGCTCAAAAATTTGATTTAACAAATGATGGTGTTAAGAAAACTTTTCAAGCTAGTAAAACTGCAAGAGAAAAAATATTAGACACTCAATTTAATAGTATTCTTGAAAACAAAACAGGCATTGCTGCTGGTAAAGAATATAGTAAAGCAAAAGCTGAAGTTGTAGGTGCTAACAAAGGCCGTTTTAACTGGTTTATTCCACCAACGGCAGAAGATTTTGTTGGTTTATTATATCAGTTTTTAGGTAAAGGTAAACTTGGTGATAGCCAAATGGCTTGGTTTAAAGTTAACCTGCTTGATCCATATGCTAGAGCAATGAGTAAAGTTTCAAGAGATCGTGTTAGTACAGCTAGAAATTATAGAGCTCTTAAAAAAGAATTAGATATTGTACCTAAAGATCTCAAGAAAAAAATACCAGGAGAGGATTTTACTGTAGAACAAGCAGTTAGAGTTTATATTTGGAATAAACAAGGTTATGAAATACCTGGTTTAAGCCAGCAAGATAGTAAAGATTTAATAGAATATGTAAATTCTAAACCAGAGCTTAAAGAGTTTGGAGACAAACTTGTATTACTTAACAGAGGCTTTGATTATGCAAAACCAAAAGCTGGATGGCTAGCTGGCACAATTACAACTGACATGCTTGAAACTCTTAATACTTCTAAAAGAGCTGAGTATTTAAAAGAGTGGCAAGATAATATCGATGTTATTTTTAGTGAAAAAAATCTAAACAAAATAGAAGCTGCTTATGGTTCTAAATTTAGATATGCATTAGAAAACGTATTAACCAGAATGAAAACTGGTAGAAATAGAACTTACGGCACTGATAGTTTAACTGGTAGAGTAGTTGACTGGTTAACAAATTCGATCGGTGCTATTATGTTCTTTAACACTAGATCAGCTATACTACAAACTATATCATCTGTAAACTTTATTAATTTTAGCGATAATAATCCACTTGCGGCTACAAAAGCTTTGTCAAACCAAAAACAATATTGGAGTGATTTCTTAAAGTTGTTTAACTCTGATTTCCTTGTTGATCGTCGTGATGGTCTTAGATTAAACGTGAACGAAAGCGACATTGCTAACATGGCAAAGAAAAATGGAGCACGTGGTGTTATAAGTGAAATACTTAAAGCTGGTTTCTTACCAACACAGTTAGCAGATAGTTTTGCAATTGCTTCTGGTGGTGCTACTTTTTATAGAAATAGACTAAATAAATACCTAAAAGAAGGTGTTGATCTTAAAAAAGCTGAAGAAATGGCTTTTACAGATTTTAGAGAAATTGCAGAAGAATCTCAACAGTCTAGTAGACCTGATAGGATTAGTGCCCAACAAGCCGGTCCATTGGGACGTGTTATATTGGCTTTTGCTAACACTCCAGCACAGTATGCTAGATTGATGAAAAAAGCCGTTAGCGATCTTAAAAACAACCGAGGAGATGCTAAAACAAATATTTCTAAATTAATTTACTATGGCATTGCTCAAAATTTGATATTTAATGCCATGCAACAAGCTTTATTTGCCATAATGTTTGGCGATGAAGAAGAAGAAGATGAAAAGAAAGAAAAGAAAGTTATTAATATCGCCAATGGTATGGCTGATAGTATCCTTCGTGGTATGGGTATTAGCGGTGCAATTGTTTCGGTACTTAAAAATACTGTTAAGAAAATAATAGAAAGAACTGACAAGCGCCAACCTGATTATGCAGAAAATGCTATTGCAGAACTTTTAAAAATATCTCCACCAGTGGGATCAAAAGTCAGTAAGGTTAAAAACGCATTAAGATCTTATGAATGGGATAAAGACAAAATGTACGAAAAAGGTTTAGCGCTAGATAATCCAGCTTATTTGGCAGCTGGAAATATTATATCAGCAGCAACTAACGTGCCACTTGATAGAGCCGTTAAAAAAGTAACAAATGTTAAAAACGCTATGGATGAAGATCTTCAACTTTGGCAGCGTATTGCATTGTTAGGAGGTTGGCAAGACTGGGAGATTGGCATTAAAAATGATGAAAAAAGTAAAAAAGAAGTAGAAAAAGAAATGTTTTTAAAAATGACTCCAGGTGAAAGAGGAGCATATTTGCAAGAACAATACAGAAAAAGACAACAAAAATTAAAAAATAAATAACATGTCAGCATTGTCAAAAAATAAATTGTTATTATTATTATTTTTATTTACTTCATTAAATATAAACGCGCAGTTTTTTAATGAGATATATAAAGACTTTATAAAATACGGAACTTTTTACGCCGCGGGTAATATAAACAATTCATACCAAACACAGCGCTCTAGCTTTTTTGTAAGAAAAGATGACAGCTTTTCAAAAGGAGATATACCAGAAGTTGTTGATGTAACTGAAGTTTTTCCATTTGATTACCGCATTGGATTTGGAATTAGAAAGCTTGCTCGGTTTGGATATGAAGTTAAAGGAGCAAACTTTTATAATGGAACAGAAAACTTAGTTGGATTATCTGCACCAACCTCAGCTATAAAAGGTTTAGAATATTTAGTACATTATGAAAAAGAAAGGCAACGAGGTGAAGAGTGGACTAATCAAAGAATATTTGTAAGACACACTGGCAAAAACCATATATTAAAAGTTGAAAACAGATCACAGGGAAACGTGGGTTTCGATTATTTCTCTACAGAGGCAAGATTAAGATTGCCTATTGGTAAAAAGTTTAGCATATCTGCGGGGGCTATATATCGAACACACGAAAAAGCATATGGATATAATCCTATTGAAATATGGTTAAATGAAACTGAAATAACAGTAAATCCAAACACCGGTGCTGAAGTTGAAAATGTAGTAAACAAATGGTATGAACTTGGTTATCAGTATGGATATACAGACCACTTTACAACATACGAAGTAGAAGGTGAAACATATAACGATTATATCTGGAAAAATGCAGATGGGCAAATTGTAGCTTATGGAGATTTAGATTTTAGAAACCGATACTTCGGACGCTTAATGAATAGATATAATAATGATATATTTGATCAATTAGATTCTTACGGTGAAATTGCTCCTATTGTTGGTGCTGACTTTTATCATTATCAAAATAAATTTTGGCTTCATTCGTATTTTAATTGGATAATGCCTTATCATAACTATATAAAAGGTGATTCAGATTTTAATTATCTAAATCGCAACAACTGGGGTAAAGGCGGATTAAAGCCAAATTCAAGCCCAGAACAATGGAGTGATTATCAAGCTGGCATAATGTTTGGCTGGAAAGTATCTAGATCAATAGGTATTTTTATTGAAGGAGAATATACAGATTTTTGGGATTCACAAATATATCAAAGTAATTTCGGGTTTAACATAAGTTTTAATTAAGATGGCTTTAAAATTAGGAGAAGATACCAAGGTAACATTAGATTTAAAAACAATAGGCTTAATTCTAGCAGGTGTTGTATCTCTTACAACCATGTGGTTCGCTCTTCAGTCTGATATAGCTTTAGCAATGAAAATGCCAGAGCCTGTTATTGATAGAGTTGAATATGATTTAAAAGACGAGCTTATTCGCGAAACAATAATGAACACTCAAGAAGATGTTGAGGAAATGAAAGGAAAATTAGATAAAATTGACGAAAGATTATATCAACTACAAACCAGATAAAAATGAAAAAACTTTATTTGATTTTATTATTATTTACAAGTAATGTATTTGCTCAACAAAATGTTCCAGATAAATACTGGATAACAGATGATAATTTTGAAACATCAATAAGCGGCAAAGATGCATTTGGTGATGATAATCCGGTTGTTGTCGTGGAGTTTTGGGCTAAGTTTAATGAAAAAAATTGCTTTGCTGATTGGGATAAGATAGAAAACGCAAAGTATTTTAGAGTAGATATTTCTGAAGCACCTAATGCAAAGAAAAAATATAAAGTTAGGATGGCTCCGACTTTAATAATATTTAAAGAAGGAATAAAACAAAATATTTTTAAAGCTGGATTAGATTTAGTTTTAAAAGAAAGTACAGCTGAAATACAATTAGCTGTTGATGAAGCAAATACAGCTTCAAGGTTTTAAAAAGTAATATATGAAAAAAATAAGTAAACATATTTCTTACAAAGAAGCTACATTTTCTCAAACAGCTACTCGTAAAGATATTGATAATACACCTACGCCAGAAATACTTGATCGAATGAAAGTACTTGCTGAAAACGTGTTTGAACCACTTAGGGCTTACGTAGGAGGTCCTATTAAGATTAATAGCTTTTATCGTTCTATTAATTTGAACGTTGCAATAGGTGGCGCCAAATCAAGTCAGCACACACGTGGCGAAGCAATGGATATTGACGATACTTTTGGTCACATGTCAAATAAAGATATGTTTGAATTTATAAAAGACGAATTAGATTTTGATCAACTTATATGGGAGTTTGGTAGTGACAATAATCCAGCTTGGATACACGTTAGTTATGTTTCAAATGAAAATAATCGTAGAAGAATTTTAAAAGCTGAAAAAAAACAAGGTAGTACAATTTATAGTATAATGAACTCATGAAAAAATCACCAGCATTAATGAAAATAAGCGCAGGATGTAAAGCTGCTGCTAAAAGAAAATTTGACGTTTGGCCATCTGCTTACGCCTCTGGTTGGGGTGTTAGATGTACTAAAGCAGGAGGACCAGGCAAAATGGG